TTCATCGAAGACGAAGGATTATTCGAAGACTTGATCCCCTTGAATTTATACGCCACCTTCGTAGCATTCAGGGAAAACCCGGTCAGGATCATCGGGTTCGTGTCGTAAGTCAGCGAAGAAACATCAAGGTCCGCGCGATTGAACAGCCAAAGCGTTGTTTCGGTTCCGGCTTTCGGTTTCGTGTCACAATTCGCAAGGTTGCCGCCCGAAAGCGTTCCGCAAGCGCGCGCATCAACTGAAAGCGAAGTTTGATGTTGGAAAATCGGTCCGAATTGCGGAACAAGCAAACCGGAATTCTTGTCTTTCTTGAAATGGATTTTCATTCGGTTCTTCTTTCTTTTTTCGTGAATGATTTGTCGGAATGTTCAGGCTGCTTAATAGGCAACCTGAACCATGTAATCCGATTTCTGTTTCGCATCCAGATTATACCCGAAGTCAACAATATACTTCTTCGACTTGCGGTCATAGAATGAATCCATTTCAGAAAGATTCGATTCATCTTCGGTTCCGATCCAAACTTCCGACTTACTGATAAGAACCGCGCGATGTGGCAAATAATACTTCGTACCCGTGCTGAAGTAAGCCGAAATAGTACGGTCCCAAAAGTTAATAGGGACAATCGGAATTCCTTCGAACATTAAAGCGCGATAACCGCCTTCGATACGTTGATACGAAGCGTCAATGTTACGGGAACGAAGTTCCTTCGCGTATTGATCGGCAAGCGACTGAGTGCAAAGAATCATCAAGTCAGATGAATCGCGAAGGCGATAGTCTGCATTATATTTCAATGCTTCGAAAATGCTTTCCGCTACTTTTGCTGTCGTATCGGTAGCGTCAAACTTTTGATCTGCGAAAGTCGTTTCCGCGTTTTTATCAATCGTAACGCGCCGGTCCGTCTCTGCCGTTGCGATGTCAATCCATTGCGCCCAAAGTCCATCAATTACGTTGAAGTACGTCTTGTCCGTTCCGGCTGTAAGATTGCCGCCCGAACCTACGACTTCGGCTGCTTTGTCACCAAAGTGAGCGTGACGAAGAATTGATTCCGCGATAGCATCCGAAAGGCGATCTTCCATGAAGTTCGCGAAATCGGTATCGGTCAAGTCTTCTTTCTGAAGACCGTTCTTCATTCCCCAAACAAAGAAGGACGGAAGCAAGTCTTTCCAACATTGTTCAAAGCGATCTCCGATATATTCAGGGTCCCAAAACTTTTCAGACATGGAAACGCCACCAGCGTTCGGTGTGGGATCGCATGAAGATCGCTTCTTACCGACAAGTCCAAGCCGTCCCAGGAATACGATTTGTTGCTTTGCCTTAATTCCGGTTGCAATCGAATGAATCGCATCAAGACCGGGTTTCAAGAATACTTTTTCGTAAACCGCCTCATTCAGCGACATGATTTCTTTACCGGAAAAAGTAACATCGCCCGGCGTAATGACTGAAAGCGCGGCAAGTCCTGTCAATTGCGAACGCTTTGAAACGATATGACTTGCGGCGATTCCGATTGCGCCGAATGCGATCAAGGTTGCAGGGTTATTGCATCCAAGCGCGAAGGCAATCAACATAACCGCGAACGCGGAAAGAACCTTCAGGGTAAGGCTTTTGATTTTTGTTTTCACTTTGAATCCTCTTTATTTGTTTGTTGATGATTGATGATTATTTCTGTTTCCGGGAAAGTCAATCTTCCTTCTTCTTTCCGTAGGCTTTTTTCCGCTCTTGCATCGCTTCTTTCGTGACGGAACCGCGACCTTCGTCTTCATGATTGAATTTCTGTTCGCCTGCAAGCGGGACTTTTACGCCCTTCATTTTCTGAAGACGATCTTCAAGGGATTTCACCTTTTTCGAAACTTCGGTAACGTCTTTTCCATACGTTGCCTGAAGCGCGGAAAGCTTTTCGGTTGCATCCTTCAGTTGATCGGAAAGCGATTTGATCTTTGCCTGAAGCGCGCTGACATCCTTCTGTTCTTCGCCGCCTGCCGATTCCGAAGAAGAAGCGGAAACAACTTCAGTAATCGTTCCGGTTTCATCCGTTACGACTTTCGTTCCGTCAGTCATTTCGATTTCTTGCGAAGCAATCGGATCGCCGGTCGCGGTATCCGTAATAACATCTCCAACAGATGCCATGCCGTCACCGTCCTCATCGCTTACGGTAATCGCTTGCCCTCCTGCGGTTGTCGTTTCGAACGACTTACTTTCGGAACCGCCATTGATTGCGGTTTCAATGTTGTTGATGATCGCTTCCGTTTCTTTGACGGTTTCGCCCGGCTTCTTTCCGGATTTTGATTTCCCTTTCATGAAGGTCCCTTTTTTGTTGGTGAAGTATTTGGTAAGAAATTGAACAATCAATGATTCATCTTTTTCGATTGCCGAAAAGATTTCCGGATTCTCGTCAAGAAATTCCGTAATCTTCACGCCAAGATCGGCGATGTCTTTCGACTTGAAAAGCGATTCGGTAGCTGCTGGCGAATCAACGATGTCGGAAGCAAGGAAAGACGAAAAGCGTTGATAGTACCTTTTCACGTCATTCCCTTCTGAATCCTTTTCCGGTTTTTCTTCCGGCTGATCCGGGATGTAAACGATAGAATTCCCGATCATGTCAGGCTCCTCGCGTGACATTCGAAGAACATAGTCATGAATGTTTCCGAAGTTCGGGGAATCCTTTGCAACATCTGAAAGGTGCAAGTCGGCAAGAACTACATTTTTGCCGTCTTCATTCTTTCCGATTCGAAATTCTTTGAACCTTCCCAGGTATGAACCTAAAGCGGTTCCGCAAGCGTTCGGATGTCCGAACCTTGACTTCACTCCCTGGCTTTGTTCATTCCCGGCTTTGACAAGTTGATTCAGGAAAACGTCATCAAAATTATCGCCGTAAGCGTCAACATCTTCGCCGATGAATTCTTGAATGATAACAATCCCGCGAATTACAGAACCGTCTTCTTCTGCTTTCTGCGAAGTTCCTTTGAAGGAAATCTTCGGGGTCCTATGTAGCTTTTTAGCCATTATTCCCGCAAATCAAATAAATTTAAAATTCATCCTTGCAATTAGTGTCAAATTTTTGCACTACCGGAAGAATGAAACATCGCGCCAAACATATCGAACCGGGCTTCCGGTAGTTTCACTTACATACTTGACCGCTTTCGTTTTCGAATAGCCGTAAACCTTCATCGCAAGGTCAACCAGGCGAATCGTTTTTCTTGCTCTTACTATTCGAAGCGGAATGATTCCAGCTTTAATGAAATGTTGAAGCGTTCCTTCGGATTCCATCCTGTCAAGTTCTGAAAGAATCTTCCTTGATTGTTCAGATGTTTGCGCCGTCAACAATCCGCGCTCTTGTTTCGGTTGCATTTATTACGTCTTTAACGTCAGTAATTATCTGAATGTCCTGAACAGCATCGCGGACCGCGCTTGCAACATCTTCCGTCTTGATTGTCGTAATAAAGACCGGGGAAGAATTCATCGAAGGTGACGCGAACCCGCCTTGTTCGAAGCCCGAAGAAGAAACGGAACGCCCGGAAATTCTTTGTTTGCGAAGCGGTTCAATTACATTTGAAACGATTGAAGCTACTTCAGGCCGGTCAAGTTCATAGGAACTTACGATGTATTCTCTTTTATGATAGTCGTAAGGCTTACGACCTACTGAAGTGCTGATTTCTTTCCGCGATCCGTTGCCTGTGTAACCGCCTTCTTTTGAATAACCGCCTTGTTCAAACTGATCCACATTCTGCGAAGCGATGCGCGCGACATTCGCTATCCCGGTAGCTATAATCGTTCCGGCAAGAATAGGACCGAAGACCGGACCGGCTCCCGTAGGTGGTGGCGCAAGTGCGGCGGCGGCGGCCCTGTATGTATCAATATACGCTTGCGAAATCGCCAATCCCTTGTAAGCAAATGAACCGCGCTTGAATAAGTCCTTCGTTTTTCCGATAGCATCGGAAACGATTGCAAGTTTGTTTTGTTCAGCCTGGATCGTCGCTTCGTTTCGAAGCTTAACATACTTCTTTTCAATCGCCGTCTTTTCTTCTTCGGTCCTTTGCTTCGAATCCAATTCGGCCTGCTCTTGCAAATCGAGCTGCTGAAGCTTCAAAGAAAGTTCTTCGCTGAATCCGCTTGTCGCTCCTTCGATTCGAAGTTGATTCAATTCAAGTTCAGCGTCTATCTGACTTAACTTCGCTTCCCGGATTGTTTCGGTTGTGTCATTCGAAAACTTCTTCAGAAGTCCGAGCGATTCAGATTGATACTTCGATTCAATCGAAGAAAGTTCATCGTTCCCTTCCTGGATGATTCGCGCTTCATCTGCCTTCTGTTCTTCAAGCGACTTCGACTTAAATTCATTTGAAGCGCGAAGCCTTGTCAATTCATCGTCCGTCCGCTTCAGGCTTTGCGCTTCTTCTTCCTTCCTTGCCTGTTCACGGATACGAAGTTCAAATTGAAGCGCGTCATTCAATTGCTTCAATTGCGCGTCAAGGTTCGCCGCGCGATCCTTCGCCGTGTTCTGAATAAGAAGATTGTTTTCGGCTTCGTTCGCCGCCTTTTCGATTTCAATCTTTCTTTTCGACCTGGAAAGAATGTCGTTCAATTCTTCTTCAGCGTACTTCTTCCGAATTGACTTGATCCTTTCTTCTGAATCAAGAATGGCATTTTCGCGAAGTTGCTTTTCGCGCTGACCATTCCCGACAATTGCAGAAAGCTTTTCATCCAAAGCAAGTTTCTCCGCTTCGATTTCTTTTGCTTGCTCGTCTTTTATCAAAGCGATCTGCGAAGAACGGACCTTGAATAGCAATTCGCGCCGCTTGTCTTCAGCGTTCTTCAGGATTTCAAACTTCTTCAGTTCGTAATCGGCTTCAATTGCTGAAGTATCTTCGCCCTTCTTTTGCGCCGCTCCTATTGCGATTTGATATTCTTGTTCGGCGATCTGAAGTCGCTTGCTTGTGTCATCTTGCCCGGTCAATTGCTGACGTTTCAATTCGATATTCAGAAGGTCAAGGGAAATTTTTTCAGCGTTCACCCTTTGCTGTTCGTTGAATTCCTCCTGGCTGACAAGAATTTCTTGATAGTTCTTCACGAATGCTTCTTTGTATTCCTGAAGCTTCTTCTTCTGATCTTCATTCAATTCACCGTTCACCTTCTCAAGCTTATATAGATTTTCGATTTGCTTGATGATGTTCGAATTTTGCGCGCGAAGCTTTTCTTCCTCGATCAGCCTTGTATCCCTTCCGGAAGCTTTTGCAAGCTTCGCTTCAAAGTCGTATCGCGCTCCGATTTTTTCCGTAACCTTTTCGAGCAAATCAATGTTCTTCTTCAATTGCGCTTCCTGTTCGGAATCAATAAGCCCGATGAATTGGCCTAATTGCTTCAGCTTGTTTATTGCACCTTCGGCAAGTTCAATCAAAAGCTTGAAAGGGAGAAGCGCGGTCCCTACTATTCCACCGATGTTCTTGAATTTATCAATCGCCGTTCCGATAGCGGTTGAAATAGACTTGAAATTCTGAACAAGCAAAGTCAATCCAATTACAAGCGCGCCGATCCCGGTAGAAATCAATGCTGCGCTAAAAATTCGAAGACCTACCGAAGATGCCGCAACATTTATTCCGAATATTTTCAGAAGATTTGAACTGATCGCAAGCGCGCCATTCCATAAAAAGTTAGCGGCCGCGTTCGCTTTCAATACAAGTGAAGATTCTTTCTGAAGCGCGTTCGTTATTTCGGTAACAGAATTGAGAATCAAAAGCGCGGACGTTGTTTTCTGAATAGCCTTTTGAATGTCTTCATTTTCATCTCCGAAGATTTGCGTTGCGCCCTGGACAAGCGTAAATCCAGCGACAACCGTTTTCACACCTTGAGCGATTGCATCGAATGAAGACGTATCGGAAGCAAGATTATTGATGCTGTCTTTGATGTCATCAAGTTTTTTCTTCGCTTCAACCGTCAATTCTTCCAATTGCTTTTTAACTTCTCCCGTTGAAGCAACTGAAGCATCCCGAAGGGTTTTGAAAACGGCCGTCAATTCTTTAAATGATCCAGCTTGATTCAAGGCTTCTTTTCCGAATGAAAGAATATCGCCCTGAATTGCATCGAATGAAGAAGTAAACGATTGCGCGTTTCTTACGGTTTCTGAAATCCCTGCATTTACTCCCTTTACAGCATTCGCCGAAGCATCAAATCCTTCTTTGTTGATGCCAACCTTCAGCGCGGCAAGTTCGACAAGCTTTTCACGAACACCATCAAGCGCGCTTTTGTAGTTTCCTACATTCCTTTGATTCCTTCCAGTAGCTTGTTCCTGTTCTAAAAGCTTTGCATTCAGTTCTGTTATGCTTTGCTTCAAAGCCTTCCCGCGTTCGGAAGATTCTCTTTCCGCTTCTCCTAATAAATTCCATTCGCGGATGCTTGCGGACAATTGAAGCTGAAGTTGTCGAAGACTTCCTTCGCTATTCTTGTTCGCCGCAATCGCAAGTTCAACCGCCTTTTCTTGATTTCGAATCTCGCTTGTAAGTGCTTTCTGTTCGGCTTTGTTCTGAATCAAATCTTTCGTAAGATTTTGATACATAACTCCGGCCGATTCTCCTGCCTTTTCAAGTACTTTCATTTGCTCCGCGATTGCGGATTCAGTTTCTTTCAACTTTGAAAGTTCAGCGCGACCGCTTGCGACCTTTGTAATAAGTCCTTTCAAGTCAATGTCAACTTGAAGAATGACCGTTGATTTCACGTCTGCCATTTTACCCCTTTACCCTTTTAATTTCTGACTTGATGAATGAAAGCGTTTCTTCGATTGAATAATGATCCAGGAAGAAAAGACCTGAAAAGTTTTTCCATGACCAGGCGATTCTTGCTTCACATGAATTGATCGAAACCTTTGCAAGAATCTTCCCGTCACGGTATTCGTGAACTATTGTTCTTTGCTTTTCCATTTTCCTTGCGGACATTTTGTAAGGTTTGAAAATATCGTTTTCAGTTCAATGATACATCCGCAAGAAATACCTTCGACCGGATCAAGGAATTTCCCGCATGAATGGAAGTCCGGTCCGACCTTTACCCCGGCGATTGAAGGACCTTTGTTCGAAGTGAACTGATCGCATCCGCGACATATCTTCAAGGCTTCTTTCTTTTTCATATCCGTATCAATTCAACGTCCGTTACCCTGTTCGCTCCAACATAGTTGATGACCTTGTTTAGGTAGAAATACGCGGCGAATTGCTTCAGATAAATCGGCCTGAAGTGATCCACATTCTGAATGTCAATCGAATTCAATTTAAACTTAACGCGAATTTTCTTCGCCCTATTCAGCATTGAAATGATTTCCGAATAGTTGTCCCGAAGAAGTGAATTGTTCCATCCAAGATTTTGTTCTTTGTCAGGATGAATGAAATAGCAATAAGGGACATTCGTAGTAATTGACGCGCTTGATGTTCCATCATCGTATGTGAGTGAAGAAACGTCTTCACCCGATATGTCAGGATGAAGATCAAGAATCAAAAGTCGCGGTTCTGTTTTTATTGACGGGACGACCGGCGATGCTGTTTCATCAAAACGATTGATTCGCGGAACCTTTACCGGGTTCGTTGAATCAAGTCTTTCAATCATATCGCTTCCGGCAAATGGAAGCTTTACTTGTTCTTCAATTGCCGGAAGTGTTTCATCGTCAACGGTGAATTCTCCGTCACCAATTCCAACCGTTACGTTTTCATCCTCTTTAAACTTGAATGAATTGCCTTGACCGTACTTCCCGAACCGGAAAGCAATCGGAACTATTTCATTCCCGGCTTCGTCTTTCTGAATGTGAAGTTTGTCCGACCAATCAAGCGCGTTCGATTTGTTCTTTGCTATAAACGCGAACGATTCGCCGCGAACGATATTCGTATTCAATTCAGGCTGAAATGTAATCGCTCCGATTTGCGCGATTGCCTTGATGAAATCCTTTTGCGTAATGTTGGCGATGTTACGACTTACTATAAATGGATCGCCGTACTGAAGATAAATTTCAGAAAAGATTTCCGCTTCACCGTAACTTCCTAAAGTGAAGTATCCTTTCGGAAGTGCGACCATTCCTATCGGAATTATTGTGTATAGCCTTACATCAACGTAACATCCTGGACCGCTTTGATACGTTCCTTCAGGAAGTTCAACATCAAAAGAAATGTTTCTTGTACTTCCGTTCGTAACATAGAAACCGGGTGACGTTACTCTTTTCGTTACTTGATAAGACTGATAACATCGAAGTTCAATTTTGTAAATTGAAGCGTAGGGTTGGCCACCTATCAAAGTAGCTTCGCAATGAAATTTCAATTTGAACTGATTCGGAACCTGAACCGTTTGCGGGAAATTGAATCTTTGACCTTGCCCGTTATTGTCAACCCCTGCAACATCCAACCAATTCCCACCGATGTCAATCGTTCCGGATTGTGTAACAGGATCGCCGGAATTGTCATCTTCAAGAATCAAGTTTTGATCTGCATAGGTAGGGACAACAACTGACGTTTTCTTCCCGTAGAAAATTTTTCCGCTCGTTCGAAATGTTTCGTTTGCAAGAACAAGAATCAATTTCGAATAGAAGTCCGAAGAAAAGAATTCGCCTGTAAGAACAAAGCCAGCTTCTTCGAATATCTTGTTCACGATAGTCTTCACAAACATCGCCGGAAGAAGCCTTCGCGGATCAACGATTCCGGACGTACTCAAATAAGTTTCATCATCCGTGAACGCAATGATCGGATACAAAAACCCTTCACCCGTTTGACCGCGATTGTCTTTGATTGAATCGAAGTTCCATAAATGATTCCATTGTGAAAGGTCGAGGTCGCGAAGATACTTTCCTTCAATCTTTGAAAAGAAATCAATCGAACCTGAATAAAGGTTGATATTGAATGACCTTTCGGTTTCTTCAACTATTGCGATCCCGTTCGGGATGGCATCAACACCATCTTTCACCAACCGCGCCTTGTTCTTTCTGTAAGGGATTGCGGAAAAGGACTGAACCGAATCCGACAATTCAAGCGCGATTCTGTTTCTTCGCGTCTTCGGGACTTCAACTTGATTCGTGAAATTGAATTGCCGGTCCTGAACATTTGCAAGATCATTGACCTGCAAAGTCAAAGCGAATGTTTGATTTCCTAAATCAAGTTCAACTTCATTGATGAACAGCCGGTCCATTCATTGATCTTTCTTTTATCGGGTGAATTTGAAATGGGCTGCACATGGACGAAACTTCAGAAGGTCGCGCGTTATCCAGTTGTCATCGCAATAAACAACTTCCCATTTGCGGAACTTATTCGCCTCAGTCTTTCGAAGACGATAATCAAGTTCAACAAGTTTGTCTTCTCCTGGATCGAAGTAAATCAAAATTATATCGCGTTCGCTTGCGAACTTCTGAAGGCTTTCGTAATTGTCCGCGTATCTTCCGTAAAAGATTTTTCTTTTGAAGAACATGATTCGGGCAATCTTCCGGATTCGATCAGAAAACGAAAGCTTCACTTTTGAATTTTCCTTTTCGCTCATTGCGTTTGAATGTTGATGTCAAGTAACTGGATCGTTAGTTCGATTGAATGTCTTTTGTTCCTTGTCTTCCTTTTGTAATCGGAACGATTGACGCGAACCGTTTTCCATCCCGGAAGATTGTCAGGACGCAAGTAGTACATTTGAACTTCAGGCGAATAAATCAGGTTCTCGATTCCTTCAATCTGTTCTGTTGTCAATTGCTCCGCTCCAATTTTAAGAGAAGGGACCGCGCTTTTACCTACGAACTTTCCTGTTGAAGTTTGCGATTCAATCGCCCCGAAGTATTTCGAAAACACTTCTCCCGCCTTCCATTCGATTTCTCTTTCTTGCGTTCCACCGAAACACCAATAATCCCAACCCCCAAGCGTATTGATCCACCGAATATAAATCGGATTGCGCGGGATGCAATGTTCCAAGTCAACGAAGATTTCTTCAAGCGTGTTTTCTTGTGCAACCGAAGTAAGACTAAAGTGATTCATCTGAACTTTGACTGACTTTGCGGCCGTTCCATATCCACCCGACATCATCAAGCGATTCAGATAGAATCTTTCAGAAAACAATAAAGGGAAGTCTGTTGTCGCTCCGGTTGATCCGTCCTGAAGAATAATCGTTTCGGTTTTCTGAAGCCCTCCGGAAAGAAGAAGATTGAACGAATAATAAAAAGACAAGTCGAAAGGGAATCCGATGAAATACTTCGGACGCTTGAAGTTCGTCAGATACTTCGTTGCTCCGCTATCCGTGTCAACCGTAAAAAATCGGACCATATTAGAACCGCCCTTGTTGCCAGGTTGCATTGCGGCGTAAATCGTATTTACCGAAGTTTCGTTATCAAGTATTGATTCGGAAAGCCCGTCCCAAACTGAATAAATCTTCAGTTCAACATAACCGCTTTTTTCCTTGTCAGCGTAATTCAGTTGATTGTAAAAGAATGAATCATCGCAAGAAACAAGGTTTCGAAGAAGTGTAGAAGCTTCAAAGTAAATCTTCCCGGATTTATCCGGAAAGTATTGCGCCGAAAATTCTTCTGAAATGTAATCTCCGGAAACGACATCCTTCTTCCTTACCGTTACGATTGCCCGAAAATTTTTTCTTTGATCGAACATATTGACAAAGCAAGTCCCGTCAGCTTGATACGGAATGTCAACATCCAATTCGCCAGGCGCGTTCACAAAAGTTACGGTCGCGATCCCCGAATAGTATGAATCCTGAAAGAAAATCTTTTCACCAACCGAAACGGATTCAACAAAGCCTGAAGGAAACGGAATAGGCGCAAAGGTCAAGCGACAAAATCCCGAACCGTTGTCCGTCACGAAAACGCCTTCGTAATCTTTTCTTCGAAGCGTTATTTCCGTAGGCGAATGGGATGCGTATAAAAGACATGGATGACCATTTGGCGCGTACTCAAACGGAAATACTTCAATTGATACTCCCATGAATTTAACCTTTCGGATTTAATACTTTCGTTAATTCAGTAGCGACATCCTGAAGGTTTGCATCCGTCAGGATTTTTGCCTTTAGTGAATCAAGGTTTTCTTTCGTCACAACTTCGGAAAGAACTCCCGTTCGTATTCCCTTGATGTTGGTATAGGTTCCCTCGCTTTTGATCTTGTTCACGATCTTCCAAGCAAGGGACTTCTTTTCCTTTTCAGTAGAAAAATCAAGTCCGTATTTTCTCCATTCCAACCAAGCGTAAATTCTTCCGAACGGAACCTTTCCTGGTCCGCGTCCGCGTTCCTGATATTCGAATGACCGGCTTCCGTCCTGAACTTGTCCGCGAATCAATTCGCCGCCCTGGACATTGAATACAACCGTTCGAAGGCTTTTCGCCGATTCTCCCGAAGCAATAAGTTTTTTTGACTTCTGCTTTTCCTGGATAACCGAAACGATTTCTTCGGAAAGCCATTCATCAAGGATTCGTTTCTTTTCTTCGGGATCATTCAGGGAAGACAAGGTTCGCCCTCCGGAACTTTTACGGTTATATTCAGATACCAACCGTCAGCGTTGAAATCAAAGTCATTGAAAACTTCGTTCGATTGAACTTCACCTTCGATTTCGAAATAGTCGCTTTCGAAAAATCTTCGAACGATTTCATCAACGGAAACGGAAAGCGATGAAACAATGTCTTCACGCTCGTTCATCTTATGATGAAGCTTTGATTTGAATAGTACTGCAATCGAAAGCTTCACTTTCGGTTCAATCGTTCCGAACTTGTTCGGGGTTCTAATTACGCGAAGCGGACGCGCAAGGAAAAAGATCGGGAACTTTTCTTCAGGGATGCTCAATTGATCCTGAAGATTCATTTCTTCAGGCTCCATTGAAAAGAAATTGAAAACGAAAGGATCGCTTGTGTTTGGATCAATCCCGGTTTCGAGCGCGTCCGAAATTTCTTTTACCTTTTCGACAAGTGAATTCATCGTTCGTTCCTTCGTGACTTGATTTCGTAAAGTCTTTTATTGAATTCGGAAACTTCGTTCTTCATTAACCTGAAAAGCATGACATCTGACCAGGGGGAATTCATAACCCGATCAACCTTCGTAACATCGCCTTCAGTCATGCTATAAATCAAGTTCATCGGTCCGAATTTTTTGAAGTTTTCGATTCCCGCTTCCCATTCATCAAGGTCATCGCTTGCGATTGATTGCGCGATTTCCCTTTCCCGTTCTTCCAATCTACCGACATTTTCAAAAAAAAAGTTCCGACCGACAAGGCTTTGACGAAAGGAAGGTTTTCGCAATGTGTTACCGCGAATTGCTGAACCCGTGTTGTATCGAAATCGCGTTCTTCGACATACGGTTGAAGATAAATCGCAATCGCCAAAGGCAGGACCGGAACGATTGTTCCAAGCTCGTTGACCTTCGGGATGACTTCCTGAACAAACATCATCTTCGAACCGATCCGTTCTTCATCCAACTTCTTCGGAATGCGAATCTTTACCGTATTGCCTGAAGAAACCGGATGTTCGAATTCAAGAAAGTTCGGAACATCCTGGACATACTTCCCGACATTAAGCTGTTCCTTTTCGAAGCGAAGCGAATGAACGATGAAATTCAATACTTCATCCGAAATGATTGAATTCGAAAGTTCTTCGTAAGGGATAGCGAATCCGGTATAAACGCAAAGCCGGAAAAGAACGTCCTTCCATCTTTCCGGCTGTTCGCTTGCATACTGAAGCGCGTCCGACATTTGCCGGACCGTAAGTTCTTCCCAGGATTCAGGGATAGGAACCGACACTTTGTTGATCTTGATTCTGTTCATACGTTACCGGCGAAAATAAAGAAAAAAACATCATTCCCGGAAACCCCTAATTCAAAAGATTTCCCGGCTTCAGTCATCAAGGGAATAAATCTTCGGATCAGCATTGAACCCGATACCGGAACCTGAAATTATTTCGCTTGCCGCGTATCGCGCTCCGTCAATTGCATGATTCCAGGAATCAATAGGTTCGTTCAAAAATAATTCCGTCCGCTTCGGATCGCGTTTGAACTTATAGTTCCGAAGTTCTTTGATAAGATTCAGGCTTTCGTCCGTCACTTCAATATCAAATCCCTTCATCAAATCGATTCCTGAAGTGATGCTTCCTTTCGGTTTCGATGCCTTTTGTATTGACCAACCCAAGTCCTCAAGTTCAGCGATTGTTATCGGCCAGTTTGGATCAGCGACAAAGGTTTCATTTTCCGAATGTCCTATCGATCGCAATCTTTTGTCGATGTCCTTTGTCTTCATCCCGGTTTCGTAGAATCTTTCATCAAGTATCAAGCGGTCACCGTGCCTGTAAACATCAACAAAAGCGGTCGGATCATTCGTGAACCCGAAGTCCATACCCGAAAGCTTTATTCTTCCGGAAGCATTGTCCGGGATTTCATTTCGGTTAATCTTCTTCCATATCGGGAAAACAAGTCCTTCCGTTTTTCCTACTTCTCCCAAACCGTAAACTTTCCACCAGTCAGGATCGCGAAGCCTACGGGCTTCAATGCTTCGAACGATCCCTGGTGCAAGGTTTTCCAAGTTGTCAAGGTATGTCGATTTGAAGAACGCGAATTCATCTTCCTTCCATGAATCCATTAGTTCATGAATGAAGAAGTGATTTGTCGGGTTGAAGTCAGCGAACACGCAAAGTCGCGTTCTTACTTCAGCCTGATCGTATATCTTGAATTGAATGTTGTTCAATTCGTTCATGAAAAGGATGTCCCGGCGTGGTCCGGTGACTTTCCCTTCGTCTTCTGCGCTGAAGAATTCGACAATTGACTTACCTATCCTGAAAGAATTTTCCGTTTGATTGTGAATCCTTTCCGAATAAATTCCGATTGAACGAAGAATCGAAATGAAGTCTTTCATTGCGCCCTTCTTCAGATGCGGTAAGCTTTCGGATACTACTGAAATTGTTAGCCCGCTCCTATTAAGCGCAATCAACACCAATAGTTGAAGGATTGAATAAGTCTTTGAAGAAGATGTTCCACCCTGGTTAATGATGTAACGCCTTCCTTCATTGAAAGCCTTTAGGTTCCATCCGAAAACCCTTGTCGGCTTCAGAATGTTCACCATTAGTTCAGTATTGAAATGATCGATTCATGACAAATATGACAAAGCCTTTTATTGAAAAGCGGATGTTCAGGAATCATGATCATTCGGACCCTACGTTCTTCCAAAAAAGAAATGTTCATTGACTTGAAAGCGTATCCATTGCATGATGCACACTTGTAAACGAAATTTTTGTAAGGCTTCGAATCGTTGTTTGATAATACGGATTTACATTCAGGGCAAATGAAAAAGATTGAACCCGGATCAATGTTTTTTTCGCCTTGCGTTTTCATGTATCGGTCAATCATTTGCGCCTTCGTCATATCGAAGAAGAATTCATTCCCACAACACGGGCAAGAATGAATAAACTTCTTCGGAAGGTTTTCAAAGTTCACATTCATTTCCCTTTTCGCTTTGCTTTCTTCATTGCTTCGGAAATTGCCTTTACGGTTTCCATTTGCTTTCGTTGTTTGTTGTCCGATATGGAAGTAAGATTCGGCGAACGGTCGGACATTCATTCGCCGAATCTTCTGTTCAAAATATGGCTTTGTCTTTCCTACTATGATTCTTCTTCACCCCCTTTCATCTTTGCTCCAGGTCGCGATGCGATTGCAGTCGCGGCGAACTTCTTCAGTTCTTCAGCCGTGACGGAATCCGGCGAAATGACATTCAGGGAAAGCGGTTGATCCGCGTCCCCGGCGATTGTCGTTCGTTGAAGTTTCGGTTGTACGAATTCGGCAAGGTCAACGAATGCTTGTATCGCTTTGAACGGCGAACGAACAGCCGTCCGGCGAATCCAGTTCGACAAGCTTTCGGAATGATCGTTCAAAGCTAACGTAATAGCTTCCGAAAGAAGCTTCGTTCGTTTGTTCTTTGAACCCTTCTTCCGTCCCGCGTTCGCCGGTCGCGGTTCGCCTTTCTTGAATCGGGTTGCTGCCGATCCCGGTCCGCGTCTTTTGTTTGACATTTCCCTGATTCCGTTTTTTCGCCGTTAGTTTAACGCAAAAGAAAAGATTTTTTTTGAATTCAGAAAGTTCCTACTTTTGAACCGGGAACGGTTCTTTGTTGTCGCGTTGCGTTGGAAGTTGCCGCGATGTTCTCCTTCACCCTTCCCCGTCTGTTCATTTGCTTCGGTCCCGGAATCCCAAAAGGTTCCGGGATTTTTTATGTTTCAAGGATTTCAATTCCGAAGACTGCCTTCATCAACTTT